ATTCACCCTCGTCCAACTTGCCTTGGATTAGAGTGTCGATGACCAACATGCGCTCTTCTTGAAGCCTCGTATCGAGGTATTCCAGAGCGTTTGAGTAAGACATTTACTCCTCCTTCTTTGAGCCTTTTGGCGGTCGCATCGCTGCCCGAATAGCAGCGTCTTTGCTCTTTGCGATGTCGATACCCATACGCATGCCTTCGGACTGCTGCTTGGCAGTCAAACCAGCCTTGTGCTTCTGGACATCCACACCGAGTCGGGCAGCGTCAATCTGTGAGCGATTGGCAATCTCTTGCTTGCGAAGGTCGAGTTCATCGGCCTTGGTCGCTGCCATGATCTGCATCTCCTGCTGCTTGCGCTGCAGTTCTGCCTGCTTGAGTTGTGCATCAAGTTGAAGTTCAGCCTGCTTGACCTGCGCTTCCATCTGGATTTGCTGCGCTTTGAGTTGCAGTTCCTGTTGACGAAGTTGCAGTTCTTGCTGCTGCATCTGCAGCACAGGGTCTTGTGCCTGTTGCTGAGCCTGCTGTTGTTGAACCTCCTGCTGATCTTTTTGTAGCAGTTTGGCTGCAGCCTGAGCAGAGAGGCGCGATATCTGTACCTCAACGGCTTCAGGCAGTTTGGTGTCTTCACCATTCTCTTGCGTCGGCGGTAGTGCTGCGCCGAGTTGTTCTTCGATCTCTTTGCGGTACTGGAAGGCGATGTGCTCCATGATGTGCGCCATAGCAGCGCCCATGATCTCTTGCGCCTTCGGGTTTTGACCGATCATCTGCCGCAACTTCGGGTCTTGCATGGCAGAGTTATGTACCATCAAGTGCGCCTCGTGATCCTGATAGATGAACGCCTTGGCAGGTTTGCCATTCAAGATGTCCATGTTCTCGGTCACAGGGTCTTTGGGCTTGGCGTCCTGTGCAGGCGGGATAATCTTGTCAGCGTTTTTCACGCCAAGCGTTTCGATCATTTGCCTGTGCAGATACTGCATGTCATAGATATTCGGCGCGGTCTGCGATAACTGCAGCACGGCTTGGTACTGCACGATCTTCTGCGACATCGTAGCCGCGTTCGGATCACTGACCGGAATGACATCGACATCGTCGTAGTCAGCCCTTTTGGCCTTGCGATCACCGACTTCCGGCTCGTACGAGTATTCTTCTGGCGTGTTGTCACGAATGATCGCAGCAAGGAGTTTGAACTCTTGCTTCATCGTGTAGTAGATACGCGCCTGCACCGCCGTCATAACTTTGAGAACACGCTCAAGCACGGCAAGCGTCGTACCCACCGGAGCCTGCGAGGACATGTCGCTGATCTTGAGATCAGACACCGCAGCGAAGCGACGGCCATCCTCGACCACCTTGTCCATGAGCATGGCAAGGGTCTGGCTCGGCTCCTTGTACGGCAGCGGCAGGATGTTGTCGCGTACCGCACCCGAAGGTACGTCTACGTCTCGCCACTCGCCGGGGGCGATGGGGGTGTCGTCTCCCTTGATACGGAGACCACGTGATTTGAGACCACCCGGAAGGTTGCTAAGAGTTCCTGCGTCGATAAGTTGGCGAAGCAGGGAGGTTGCCGCTTTGGAGTGCCCGCCGATAAGGTGGATAAGTCCGAAATAATAAAAGCCAAAGCCGGGGATATATCCGTAATGGACAAAGTGCTGCCGCTTTGATTTGAGTTTGTCATCTTCTTGCCAGTTGCGGCGTATCGCCAGAACTGTCCCCGTCCCCTTCTCAATCGTCACTACGTATGGCAGTGCGATGCCTGTCTCGTTGTTGTCTTTATCGACATCGGGATAACCCGGCAGGTCGATGTTCACGTGCATCTCAAGCAACTGGAACCGATCATCCATCGTCGCTGAGAAGCCTTGATCCTCTGCCTTCTGCTTCTCCACCTCGTCCATCGTGCGAACCGGGTCGCCCAAGTCGATGTCGCGGTAGAAGCCTGCGTACTGCAGTTTGATTAGTTCGTTCTTCGTTTTACGCATGCGATGCGTAACACGCTCGGCACCTTCCAAATTGGCCGCGCCGTACGGCACGATGATGTCTTCAGCCGGGATATAGATCGCTGTCTGCCGATCAAGCGATGGGTCAAAGTAGACCTTCTTGAACGCGTTACCTGCCAGAGCCAAACTCAGCAACATGCGCTCATGCTCTGGGCGGTATTCCTTCATCACCTCGGTCAATTGGTAGTTCATGTCATCAGCGACACGCACAGCCGAGTCTTTCTTCTCTGGAGTCTCCTTACCAACGATCTTGGCTTTGACCGGCCCTGCGGCAGGGAAGGTCTCCATGATGGTCTCGGACTGGAACTTGACGGCTGACTCCATCAAGAGCGGGTGGTATAAACCACAGGCACCGGGCCAAGGCTCAGTACGCTCTTCGTAGCGAATGCCCAGAATCTTCAAGCCTTTGACGTAGGTATCCAGCCAGTCTTTACGGCTAGAAAGGTCTTGTTCATACTGTCCGATTAAATCCCCGGCCAAACTCTGCAACTCGCCCTCGCTCATAAACTCCGCGAGGTTAGAGTCAAAGTCCTCAGCGCGAGGCTCATCCTTCATCAATTCTATAACGGCCCCGTCTACGCCAATCGATACGCTCTCGGGGTCTTCGATCATAATCTCAATCGGGGCTTCATCAGCAGCGAGGGCTTCAAGACCCATCGGAGCCTGCATTAAACTTTTATCGACGGCCATTTAAATTCTCCTAGTAATACGACTCGCGCCTATGGCTCTTAAACCACTTAGTCGGTGCAGGCTCATCGGTTGGCAGTTGAATAAACCCACCTTGCCGAAAGCGCATCAGCGCCAAAGTAGTTGAGTCCACTAAGTCATCATGGGTGCCAGAGGGAAAGTCATTACACTCCTCCGCAACCTCCCACGCCCAACGTCGGTCAGGCAACCACACAATACCTGAAGAAAACAGGTCCGTCACCGCGTTAACCCGGCTGATCTTGTCCTGTCCCTTGCCCGGCGTGAACTCGCTGACCGGAACTCCCATACGCCTCATTTCCTGATAAAGCGCAGCCCCGTTAGATTTCTTCTCCACAATGAACGTATCAGGGCGCCACTCTTTGTATTCGTTAAGCACCAACTCTTTTAACTCTGGAAACTCCAGTCGCTGTTTGATGCTATTTAAAAGGATTATGTTGTGGTTTTTAGTCTCTTCATTAAAGAAAATGCCCCATGTAGTCAGGGCATTATAGTCTGACCGATTGGTTTTCTCTTGCGCGGCGTCGAGCGCCATTATCATAAACTCACAACTTGGCGGGTCTTCCTTCTCCCATACCTGCCACCATTCCCGTTTAATTAATGCGCCTTCTTCACTTGTCGGCTGCTGCATGTACTGGGCTTGCCAGTACCTCGGATCCATACCGGCTTTTTTAGCCAGCAGTTCGTCAATGCCCCAGAAGTCAGGCCAGAGCGGTTTGTCATTCAAAATGGCAGGGAATTCCACTACTTCCCACTCATCGGCGTCGTCGTTCTTAGTCATGTGGTCAATTATCTTGCCCGTCAGATCCATCTTGCTCCAACGGGTCATCACCACAATAATCGCGCCGCCCGGCATCAGTCGTTGGATCGGACCTGACTGGAACCACTCCCATGCTGGCTCAAAAACATCAGCGCGGCCCTGTTTAGCCTCCTGCTCAGAATGTGGATCATCAATAATAAAGAGGTCGGCACCGCGACCAGCAAGAGCACCGCCCACACCAATAGCGAAATACTCGCCGTTAAAATTTGTACCCCAACGAGAAGCACTTTTACTATCAGCCTGAAGTTCCACGCTAGGAAAAATGTCACGATAGGACTCCGAACCGACCAAGTTACGCACCCGACGACCGAAATTCACCGCCAAATCAGCGGTGTGTGAGGCCATAATGACCTTTTTGTGCGGAAATTTGCCTAAAAACCACGCCGGAGCGAGGTAACTGATCATCTCTGACTTGCCATGGCGGGGGGCGATGTTGACAATCACCCGTTTCTTCTTCCCTTCTGCAATCTCCTCAAAAATCTTGGCAAGACGACGGTGGTGCGGCCCCACTTTGTAGCCCGGATACACGTGATTGATGAAATCTAGGAAAGAATCCTTGCCCAGTTTTTGAGTTATTTGGCTTTGGTAGGTCTTTAGGAGTTCGGCAACGCGCCGTTTCTCCTTTTCGGGCATCTTAGGCAGGGATGCCTTGAGTTTTTGCAGGTTTTCAGGGGAAAGTTGCATCATTTTAGTCGGCTACAAGCGACTTTAGACCAGATTCTTCTGGTCCCCATGCCCCAATTGGGCACTTTTGGTTTGCTAAACGAGTCTTACCCTGTATAACGCAGCCGCATTTCTTGCAGATGCCGAATTTATTGTGTTCGCAGAGGCCACAAGAGGCGAGCCGATCTTCTACCGTACCTGCTCTAGCCAACTTCACGAGGCGGTCCCTCTTCTAATACGCGGTATTCAATGCCTTCCAGCACCGACAAGAGTTCTTTTTCAACTTCTTCAATCGGCTTAACGATATGCGTAGTTTCACTGCGCTTTTTAAAGGCATCTACGCCATCTACTTCGCCCAACTTTGACAGGGCTTGGATGCGGGTTTTGCTGCTATCGGCGTGTTCTACCTCATAAACTAACTTATTAACGACGTACAACTTCAACTCAGACAAGTCATCTACTAACGCGCAGTTGCTCTGCGCCACAAGACCTGCGAGGTACGCCATGGTCTCGTTCGGATACTTGCTGTAATCAAGCCGGGTTTTGGGATTGGCAAGGTGGGCAGTGGCAATTTCTTTAGCCACGCTGATGTCATTCTCGTCTGGGCAGAGTGGGGTGCCGGTTAGGTCGGATATAAGTTTGATAGTTCTTGCCCGCATCTCAATTTCAGCCTCGGGAGTGAGGTCTGGCAGGGCATCAGCCGCGTTAGCAGGCAGAGGGATGTTTTCGTCAATCTCAGGTATGAGGATATCTTGCATGGGCTTTACTGGGGCCAAGTTCCCTAGTCAACACAATATATACGAAGTAAAACAGCATGGTACCAAAAAGACAACCGGGGGGGTGTTATAAACGAGGGGGTGGGGGTCTAGTCAGCCAGATTTTGGAAAAGTGCGTGGTGTTTGTGTGAGTTCAAGTGTAGGTAGGACTGATAGGAGTCCCAACGCTGCAGCGGGGCATCGGGTACCGGTGGGGTCTCGGTCTGGACGGTTTCACCCTGCGGAGCCGCCCCCCGTATCAATTGATACGCTGTCCTAGCCAAAAAAAGTTTATAGGAATGCGGAACTACCGGGAACCGGGCCGGTCTAATTCCATGAAGGCGGCGCACTCCGCGCCGACCATGCCAAGAGGACTAGACCATGGACACCACGACCAACCCGATCACACTTGCCATGCTTCAGGCTCGCGCAGTTGAGCAAGCGCAGGCGGACGACAATGCCGAAACCGTGCTGGAGATGGGCGCGGCGGGGACTGCGGTTATGCTGGCGGACTACTTGACGGCGAATGGAGTCAAGTTTGACACGGAGGCCCCCAAGGGGAACCCGGCTTTTGAGAATGCCTGCGAGTCGCTGCGCGTCGGATTCCGTTCGCAGTACTGCAACAAGCCGCGCCACACTGGCAACAAGAAAAACCGCAAGCCGGTTAACATGGAATTGGCGCGGATGGTGCTGGACTCGACCGAGCAAACCCGCGAAGGTTGGGCGGCAGATTCGACCGAGCGCAAAATCTGGGACGCTGTGCTCGCATTCGGTCGCACCAAGTTGCAGCGAGTCACGCTCAAGTTGTGGCCTAAGACCGAGAGCATCGAGGCCAGCGCGACCGACGCGACGGGTGAGGCTGGCGAGGCCAGCGCGACCGAGACCAAAGAGGCTCCCACGGCTGACACCATCCTCGCCAACATCGACGCATTCATAGCGGAGCATGGCAAGGACTCCATGCTGTCGAAGACGCTGCGCGATCAGATCAACCGACGGTTCAAGTAACCGCCCCCCGTATCAATTGATACGCGGCCCCTGCTAGGGAAACCTAGCGGGGGCTTTTTTGCGTCTGGAGGGCGTGGCCGGTTCGGTCTCGCTCCGCGAGACCAGTTCCATCTGTGTGAGGCCAGTTACTGCGAAGCCAGTTCCTACAGAATAGTCTGGTCTACGTCGCCTCAATTTGCGTGAGGTCGGTTTTTTTTGCTCCGGCCTTGCGTAGCAAGGCTACACGAAGAAATTTGGCCTGTCAAACTTTTTTTGAAAATTTTGTTCCAAGGGGTATGTAGCGTTTGTTCCAAAATCGAAAAGTGCTTGGAACAAGATAAGTGCTTGATTCTATTAAGAAAAACACGGTTTTGTTCCAATGTTCCAATGTTCCAAGATAGAAGCAGCGTTTCGGACATGGCAGGGAGCAGCCAGCGTAGAAAATTTTGATTATAAATCTACGCCCCTAAAAATTCTTCATACCCTCCGGCTCCCTTTATTCTCAAAATCATGGAACATTGGAACAAATCCCCTATTTATTACTTTTTTACTAACTATATATATATCTATTCTACAACTCTACACTTTGCCATTTCCTTACAAATCAAGCACTTGCAAAAACCTCCCTCCCCCAACATTTCCCACACTTTGAAGCATTCGTAAACTTTAAAATTCTGGAACACGTGGAACATTGGAACAAACTTTGTTGCACTTGAGAACTTTTTTTACGACGGATTCCTACGCCTGCACTGCCAGCAACAAAAATAACTCGATCCAGTCACCGTATCATTTGATACGGTCTTATCCCATCTTTTCACCCCATTCCCCAGACGCTCACTTACTTCCTAGTAAAAAACATCAAAAATCTACAAAAAATCGGGAACTTTCGCCCGTGAGGATTGTCTAAATAGGGTGCAGGGCGAAAACCGTCCTGCGAGACAACCCCACCGTATCAATTGATACGGTAAGACAGACAAGAGGTGCACGATGATTGGTTGGAAAGGTTGGAAGCGTGGCGACATTTGCGTAGCCCGTGAAGTGAACGGTCGTTGGTGCGTGTTGCGTATCAAGGATCAGTCGGCATACCGCGAATGGGGCGGATGTTTTTCTATCGTGGGGGGCTGAACTATGCGGTGCGTGAAGTGTCAAACAGAGCAGGTAGCAGCCAAACGTGTCGAGGCGGGATTCATTACCTGCCTACGTTGTGGCGAGGCGGATGCCAAAAAGGTGCGGCACTGCGTGGTGCCGATGGCGAAGTCGAACTACATCGTCGTGACTGACCGAACCCTGCTGAAGCAACTGAACAAGTACGCCAGAACGTGAAGGAGACTGGAACATGGAACAGATAGAACTGAAATTTGGGGAACTAGACGGCAAGCGGATTGCCTACTCAAGCGAGACTTTGTTTTACGTGCAAGTCGGGCGGTACAAGTCTTCATTCAAGACTAGGTACACCATTAAAGGAAGTTTAGGCCAAGCGTGTTTCTACTACGTAGGTATGAACGTAGGCAACGGGTACAAGAAGCGTCTGTTGATGCAGGACGATACGTTGGCTGTCCAGTATTCATAAAGGAGATCAAAACATGACCAGAAAAGACTATGAACTGATGGTAGCGGCACTGACGGCAGCACGCGCGGAGTCATCGAGTGACTCAGTGAGTTATGAGGATATCTGTCGTCAATTGACGACCGTACTCCAGCGGGACAACCCGCGTTTCAGCCGAGACCGATTCCTAGCAGCGTGTGGCGTATCAATTGATACGCAGGAGGTGTGAGGTGAAAGTTAAATTTTATGTCGGAGAGATGCGGTCGGATTACGCCACCATCCACGGGCTGACTGAGGAGGTGCATTTTCTGACCAGACTCGACTACGTGGTGACTGCACACGGCGATAGGGAAGTTGCCAACATCGACACCATGCTACGGGCTTCAGACAAGGAGTTCATTCGTTCAGACAGTGACGTTCGGACGTATGTGGCCTTGGACATTTTCAATGAGGTGCAAGATGAGCAGCGTTGAATTTACTTGGAACAACAGGGTGATCCGCTTTGTCGATCCGTGGGGTGATGTGTGTTACTTCTTTGCAGAGGTGACGTACGACGATAACGGCAAAGCCGATGGGTACTCGCAAGAGGTGTGCTTGGTAGGCGATGACATGGAAGAGTTGCATCTGGTACTGGAACGCCTACGCACGGCACTGACCCTGCCAATACTTGAGGCGAGTGATTTTTCACAGAATCAGAAAAAAGAGGAGGTGTGAAGTGAACGAGACAGACTTAAAGATTATTGAGATGCACTACGAGGACGGCATGAAGGAGTCTGAAATTGCCGAATCGTTGGGGCTCTCCGTTGCCGTTGTCCACGAGGTGCTGTTTGCCTATGAGGAAGGGGACGACATAGTAGATACGTATCACGAGTGGGATTGTCGTGGAGATACACCGTGAGTGAGTACGACGATAAAGACATTATTAAAGATACTGTCGAGGATCTGGCCAGACGTATTAAAGAATGTACAAAAAAGTTGAAAGAACTACGGAACTTACAGGAAGACCTGCGGTCTAAGATATTCGTAGAGAATTCGTTTCGTAGGTATTTGCAGTACAAGTTAGACCGAGTGAAGAGTAAATCAGACGAACCAAACAACCCCGTATCAAATGATACGGCTAACTAAAGAGGTGACAACGTGGATACAAGTATGAACAACGCAGGAAATACTCAAAATACCCTGCTGAACAAGCCGAACCATATTATTTCCCTATCCTCTGCCTGTGTGTTGGTCTCAGTGGAATCGCACGTATGGAACGCGACAGTACAGGATCGTGAGATCAGCAACGAAGTAACGTCTGCCAAGAAGGCAAGCAAGGACAGCGGCAAGTTTGTGAAGAATCTCCTTGCCAATAACGCCGAGCACAAGGCGGTGCTGAACTACCGACAGACTATTTATAACTGGGTGCAGCGGCATACCTATGACTGGGCGGGATCGCAACGCCTACTACCCGTCGTGAACCTTGCACGGTTCCACCAAGAATACCGTGAGCATGAGAAGAAGTTTATGGAGTTGGTGGACAACTTCTTGGACAAGTACCCGACTATCGTGAGTAACATGGCGTTTGTGCAGGGCGATATGTTCGACCGGACGGAGTACCCCGACGCGGCGGAGTTACGACATAGGTTTTCGGTGGACTTAATCCAGAGCGAGGTGCCGACAGGTGACTTCCGCTGTGCCATATCCCAAGACTTGCTGAACGACATGAGTTTGCACTACGAGAAGCAAGCCAAGCGCATGGTCGAGGATATCTTGTCCAAGCAGTCTGAGCAGTTGGTCGATGTGATGGAGTCGATCAGTTACTGCTGCGAGACTGAGACTACTGTGGATGAGAACGGCGAGGTCAAGGTGCGTAAGCGCAGACTCTATGACTCTACGTTGGAGCGAGCACGCGAGTTGTGCGAGACGTTTCGGGACTTTAACTTGGTCGCTGACCCCAAACTTGAGCAAGCCCGTGCTGCACTGGCGAAAGCATTGGACGGTTTGACGATTGATGAACTGCGGAACTCAGACACCAAGCGTGTCGTGATTAAAGAATCTATTGATGACATCTTGAAGACGTTCGGGGCGACTGTATGAGTCCGTTGGAGAGACAGTTAATTATGGCGTTAGCGGAGACGTTGGCGCTAATTGACACGCGAAATTTATCTCCAGAGCAGGAACTTATATATGTTCATGCGGTCGAAATACTGACCGATGCGATGGATAACTGTAGTGACTGTGTAAACTTTTAACTAAGAGGTAATGACTGTGGGTAACAAGACTATTAACTTCAATACGCCTGTCGAACTGGGCGATGTGCCGAATCTGATCGCAAC